GGCCGAGTCGAACGGCCGCCGCCAGCGGTTGATCGCGCTGATCCAGTCCGAGCGCGGCCAGCGGCTCCTCGCCCTGGAGGCGCAGCGTCAGGGAGCCAATGCCGACCAAGCATCGGCGAACGCCAAGCGCAGGCTCGCCAACGAGACCAACCGCGCGGCCAAAGAGCAGGCGTTCTTCGCCGACACCGGCCGCAAGTCGCTGTCGGTGTACCAGCGTATCCGCGGTCAAGTGCTCGGCTTGGCGTCGGCCTACATCGGCGTCTATCAGGCGATCAACACCGTCAGCGAAGCCATCGCCGCGGTCAACCGCGATCAGTCGCTTATGATCGGCTTGCGCGTGGCGAACGACGGCAGCATCGAGAAGGCGGCGGAAGACTACAAGTTCTTGCGCGAAGAGGCCGACCGCCTGGGCCTGGTGTTCGACGACGTGGCGCCGCGGTACGCGAACATGGCGGTGGCAGCGAAGGACGTGGGCCTGGCGCAGAAGGAGACGAGGGATCTCTTCAGTGACATCGCCACCTCCGTCGCCGCCGGCAACCTGTCGGTCGCTGACTCCGAGGGCGTGTTCCGCGCCATCGTGCAGATCATGAGTAAGGCCCGAGTGCAGGCGGAAGAACTGCGCGGCCAGCTTGGTGATCGACTGCCGGCGGCGGTGTCGCAGTTCGCGAAGGCGAACAACATCGCCATCGAAGACCTCGACAAGATGCTCAAGAAGGGCGAGCTGGGCGTCGAGGAGCTGGTGAAGTTTGCGGATGGCTACGCCAAGCAATTCGCTCCGGTCATGGACGACGTGAGCACCCGCCTGGTAGCGAGCATGAACCGCGCTCGCAACGCCTACAACGACTGGCTGCGCGACCTCCTCAACAACAGTAACCAGACCAAGCTCAAGCAAGCGTTCGAGCGCATCTCGGAGTTCTTCAGCAGCCGGGAGGGCGAGGACTTCGCGAAGTCGCTCGGCGACGCGTTCTCCGTCTTGATCGACGTGCTCATCTGGCTTGCCGACAACGTCGATCTGGTCGCGAAGGCGTTCAAGATCTTCATGGCGGTGCAGATCACGAAGTTCGCCTTGGACACCGCGAGCGCGATGGGCGGCCTGGCGACGCAGATCGTTTCGGTCGGCCGTGCCAGCAAGACCGCGACCGGGCAAGTCACCGGCATGGCCAAGGCCGCGGGCGCGCTCCGGCTTGCCCTTGTCGGCATCGCGGCGCTTGTGGCCGGCGTTACGCTCGCGCTTAACGCCCAGTCGAGCGCGCTGAAGAACACGATCAGCGACCTCGACGACTACCGAGAACTTCTTGCGCGGGTTGGCCGGCAGCAGGGCAAGGCCCGAGCGCAGTCCGCCGCGCAAGCCGCCGAGAACGTGTCCGACATCCAGGCCGAGATTCAGGACACCGAGTCGCAGCTCATCCAGCTCCAGAAGTTCCGTGATGACCTCAACAGCGGGATCGTGAGCAAGACCCTTGCGAGCGGGCGCGCGGTGTTCGGGACCGGAGGCGCGCGCGAACTCGGCTTGGGCCCCCTCACCAGCGAAGAGGACGTAGAGAAGCGCATCAACGCGCTCAGCAGCCAGCGAATCAACCTCCTGCAAACGCTCAACGAGGAGCGGGAGATCTCCCTGGAGTTGATCGCAGAAGAAGCGCGCCTGGCGGAAGAGGAGGCCAAAAAGCCCGAGCCTGAAGACGAGGACGAGACCGACCCGGAGGCCGAAGCCAAGGCGCGTGCGAAAGCCGAAGCGGCCGCCCGCCGCGCCGAAGCTCTCGCTCGTCGACGCGAGGCCGCGGAAGACTCGGCCAGCCGCAAGATCTTGGCCCTGCAAGACGAGATCGAGCAGGCGAAGATCGAGAGCGCCGCGCGCAGCGACGACCAGATTGAAGCGAACTTCCGCGCCGCGGTCGAGCGCATCGGCCTGGACATCGACAAGAAGCGCCTGGAGATCCAGGCCATCGAGCGTCAGTCCGAAGCGGCCGGCGTCGACAACAGCTCGCGCGTCAACCAGATGCGCGAGCTGCTCGTGCAGCTTGAGAAGGCCAACCTCGCGCGCGCCGACGAGGAGCGCATTGCCGCCCTGGTCGAACTGCGCGAGCAGAAGATTTCCGACATCATCGAAGAGCGCAACGACAAAATCGCCCTCCAGAACACGCTCATGGAGACGGGGCAGCAGGGCGCGCTCACGACGCAGACCAAGGTCCGCGAGTTGCAGGACGAGTACAACGAGCGCCTGCGCGCGGCCATCGCGGAGTTCCAGTCCTTCCTCGCCACGCTCGACCCGGAGGGCGAACTCTACAAGCGCCTGGGCCTGGACAAAGTTCTGCGCGACATGGAGCTGCTCAACGCCGAGACGGTGAAGCTGTCGCAGGCGCAGATGTTCTTCAACAAGTGGGGCGAGAGCATCGCGCAGACGGGCGGCAACATGCTCGAAGCGTTCGCCAACGCCTACGCCGAGACGGGCAAGCTGTCCGACGCGTTTCAGGCAGCGCGCGACTCGTTCCTCCAGTTCGCCGCCGACTTCCTGATGCAGATCGCCAAGATGATTATCCAGGCGATCATCCTCCAGGCGATCAAGAACGCGCTCAACAACTCGTCGGGTGGCTACGGTGCGGCGGTCTCGGCCGCGCTCACCGCGGCCGGCCACACGGGCGGCGTCGTGGGCTCGTCGAACAACATCGGCGCCAACCCGCGCCGCATGGTCTCGCCGCTCGTGTTCGCGGGCGCGCAGAAGTTCCACCAGGGCGGCTTGCCGGGCCTGAAGACCAACGAGGTCGCCGCGGTGCTGAAGAAGGGGGAGGAGGTCTTGACCGAAGACGACCCGCGTCACGTCAGCAACGGGGGAGGGGCGGCCGGGGCCGCGGCGCCACCGATCAGCATCATCAACGCGTTCGACCGCGAGCAGGTTGCCGCCGAGGTGATGAAGGCCGGCGTGATGGGCACCGCCTTGCTCAACTGGGTCGGCGATAACGCCGGCAAGGTCAACCAGCGGCTCGGGAGGGCGTAAGGCATGGCCTACACGTCCGAGGGGCCGATGGTGTGGCCGCTGCTGCCGAACTGGAAGCGCGGTATCGAGGAGTCTCTTGAGTTCAAGACCTTCGTTACCCGTCCGACCTACACCGGCCTGGCGCAGAAGAAGCGCCTGCGGATCGCACCTCGTCGTGGCTTCCGCTTCGAGGTGCATCCGTATGGCGACGGCCGCCGGCTGCTGGAGAACCTGCGCGTCAAGCACGGCAAGCGCGAGTGGCTGCTGCCGGTGTGGCAGGACCGGCAGCGCCTCGCCGCCGACCTCGCCATCGGTGCTACGTCGATCCCGTGCGCTACCGCCGGCTACGACTTCGCGGCCGACCGCTACGCGTTGCTGCGTCGTAACACGTTGCACACCACCGAGTTCGAGGTCGTGCAGATCGACAGCATCGACCCGGGCGCGATCAACCTCGTGGCGGCAACGACGCAGGCATGGGGCGCCGGCACGTTCCTCTACCCGGTTCGTTTCGCGCGCCTGACTGACGACGGCAACCGAAGCCTGCTGCTGACAGACAGTGTCTCCACCCTGGCGGCCAACTTCGAGGTGTCGGAGCCGTGCGACTGGCCGGCGCACACGTTCGAGGACGCGTACCGCGACGTTCCGGTGTGGGAGTTCCCGCACAACTGGGCGAACTCCCGCGAGCTGGGCTTCTCGCGCATGTCGTCGTCCGTCGACAACGCCACGTCGATTCCGGTGTACTACGACTTCCCCGACAAGACCTTCATGTCGCTCAACGCTGCGTGGATGTCCCGCACCCGCGAGCAGAACGCGCTCCTCCGCAGCGTGCTCTACGCGCTCGCCGGCCGCTTCGCGAGCCTGTGGGTTCCGACGATGGCGGACGACCTGGTGCCGGCGGCAACGGCCGAAGCGACGCTGACCGTGCGGTACTGCGGCTACGAGGAGTTCGGGCTCGGCACGGAAGGCCGGCAGGACATCCGCATTGAGTTGGTGGACGGGACCGTCTACTATCGCCGCGTAACGGCCGCCGCGCCGAGCGGGGAGAACGAGGTGCTGACACTGGACACGGCTCTACCCGTAGCGGTCGCTCCGGCCAACATCCGCCGCGTGAGCTACCTGGCTCGCGTGCAGCAGGCGTCCGACTCCATCTCGATCAGCCACCTCACCGACGTGGTAGCTACGGCGTCCTTCGTGTTTGACGGGGCCATCGAGCCCCCGGCGGAGGGCGCATGACGCACGAAGCCGCCGAGCGCAGTTGGGCCGAGGGCGAGCCGGTAGAGTTCTACCGCTTCGTCCGCGGCACGAACTTCTGGCGCTACAACACTTCCGACCGGATCTTGACCCGCCTGGAGGATGAGGTCGAGCAGCCGTACGCCGGCACGTCGATCTCGCGCGGCCGCATCCAACGTGGCTCCGAGGGCGGCCGCCTGACGTTGTCGATCAACGTCCCCCGGTCGCTCGCCGTCGCGGAGCTTTGGATGCCTTATCCGACCTCCCAGGCGGTCGGCCTCGACATCTTCCGCGAGAACATCGGCAAGACCGGCAGCAGCATGGTGTGGTCCGGGCGGGTCGTGTCTCCGGTGTACCGCCCCGAGACCGTGGAGCTGAAGGGTGAGCCGACCGCGAACTACGCGCGCAAGGCGGGCCAGGCACAGGCGTGGCAGCGCGGTTGTATGCACGTGCTGTACGGACAGGGGCATGGCCTGTGCAACGCCGACCGCGAAGCCTTCGCCGTCAACGCCACGGTGTCGAGCGTGATGGCCAACATCGTCACCTCCGCCGGCTTCGACGTGTTCGACAAGCCGACACGCCTGGGTGGCGGCTACATCAAGTGGACCGACGTGGACGGCGTCGAGCATCGTCGCAGTATCAGCTCGCACAACGGCAGCACGATCAACCTGCTGTACGGCAGCAACGACTTGCCCAATGGCACCGTCGTTCGCGCCTACCCGGGCTGCGCGCACAACATCGACGACTGCACGAACTTCTTCAGCAACAGGCCAAATTACGGCGGCGAGCCCGACTCGCCCGAGCGCTCCCCCTTCAACGGCAACCCGGTGTTTTAAGCTATGGCAGGCGTACAGGTCGTTGTCCAAATTGCTATCGCCATCTTCTCGGCGATCTTGTCGTCGTATCTGTCGCGTAAGAACTTGCCGCAGGCGAAGCCGGCGTCTGGGCGCGCGCCCGAGGCGAAGGACGGCACGACGATACGAAAGATCTACGGCACGGTCTGGGTGGACGACTCTCAGGTCTGTGCGTATAAGGAGCTGACCCCGGAGCCGATCAAAAAGAAGGCGGGCAAGTGATGAAGATCACCTTGGAGCA